TTGAAAAAATTTTTTGAAGAACTTTCCCGGCGCCTGAGAGAAGGCGGAGTTGAATCATCCAATGTAGAGGATAGGCGGCTGGAGATTTTCCTCCATGGTCAGCCTGTCCTCTTTGTTTCTCCAGGAAACGATGTGTTCCTTTTTCCTGCCGGAAGCAATAATCCGGAGGCCAGTGAATTGTACCACAGAGTCGCACAGACCGCAGATGAAGTGTACACTTATGTTGAGGAGGTTCAAACTGCGCCCACCCTTCATATCAGCGGTCTGAGCGAAAAATTCCATCTGCTGGCGGATTTTGGCGGCGCAGTGCTGGCTGGCCGGGAGTTGGAAAATGGCAGGGGCTATCAGTTTGTCACTTGGATCTGGGACTATAACAGAACCGGCGTGAGCTACGGACATTATTATGATGAAGATTTTTGCGGGGCCAAGCAGGATTTTGCCGTCCGCTCCGGGCTGATCTCCAAGACCCAGCTTTTCTCACCGGAGGAGCTAACTGAACTCTACCGGGCCACAGACTACCTGCTGGATGAAGGCCCAGAGCTGGAAGATGGACACCTCAAAGCCATGCAGACCGCAAGGACAAAGATCGAATACACTGTCCCAGATCTGGCGGACAGACTGGAGCAGGGACAAGCACAGGAGCCACAAATTGATATGTGACATCAGAAAAAGCGGGAGCCGCATCTGCACACACTGTGCAGCATAAGCAGCTCCCGCTTTTTTGTTTTGAAAGAAGGAGTGTGCCATGACAAGATATTTCGCTCAGAATACCCCTCGAGCTGGTCTGGAGCATATGATGATGAGCGTCCCTGGCTTCCAGAAGCGCGGCGGCGGGATGATGATCCTCAGCCGCTTCTGCTACAAGCCGGAGGATGTGGATTGCCGGTACTGCCTGCATTACCGCCGCCGATCCTGTCAAGTCCGCACCTGTCCGTATATCGCGGAGCGGTTGAAGTCCGGCGCGATTGAGTACCTGGATTTGATTCTGGAATATTTCGGACACATCCCTCATGCCGGCCTGCACAAGAGGATTCAGGCTGTGGAACACTGGAGCGGGCCGGATCAGGCAGTCCTGCACACAGTGTCCGTCCACCTCAGAAGCCGCTTTGCGGACAGGGTATGGGATGATGCGCCTCCTGGCTATCTGGCGGCGCTCTATCTTCTCGCCTCAAAGGAGCGACTCTGGCAACCGGCGCTCCCCGCTCTTTCACACGATTCCATTGATTTCAGCCGCATCGTATCCAAACCCCATGGATTTGCGATACAGGATTACCCCATCTTTTATTCCGCCAGACGGCTGTATGACCTGAAGTCACCCATGGAGGCAGAAGATTTGGCACACCCAAAACTGGTGAGTGATCTGGACTTCCACAATATTATTTACGCAACCATGATTGCCAGATATGGAAAGGCGGTCATGGATGCGAGTAAGGAGGCACCAGAATGGGCTATGTGCTGAAAGCGGTACTGAGCAGCGCTCAGCACCCGGAATATGGGCAGATTACGGTTCCATTCCCTATCCCCGATGAGAAATATGACCGCATGATCGAACTGCTGGAGCCATTGGAAATCGGTGACGCGCTCCGGCAGGATTGCCGGGTGGATGAACTGGACAGCTTCTATACCGTACTGAACAGGCTGGTTGGCTCATTGGTCAATTTTGATGAGCTGGACTATCTGGCCAAACGGCTGGACAGTTTTGATGACGGTGAGGCTGCCCAGTTCCAGGGAATGGCCTGCAAATTGGGCGTCTCAAATATAAAGGATTTCATCAATCTGACCTTTTGCTGCCAGCAGGCCACGGTCATCACAGACTTCTCCGACCTGGACGCCATTGGGCGGCAGCACTACATGACGATGCAGGGTGGGGGCTGCAGAATCGAGGAGCTCGAGCGGCTGGATGGCCGCAAGTTCGCTCTGGACCTGATCCTCAATCATCTTGAGGGAAGGATTACCCCTTATGGCGTGGTCTATGATAACGGGATGAAACTGGAGCAGCTCTATGACGGCCGCCACTTCCCCTGTTACCACTACCAGCCGAATCTGCTGGCGGTAGGGCTTTCCTCCCGGCAGGAGCCGGAAAATACAGATCAAATCACTTGGCTGCTCCTGCCCTGCTCCGAGCAACAGCTCCAGCGTGGAATTGCACGCTCAGGCGTTAACATCCACGATGCCCGCATCTGGTATGAGGACAGTCTGCTTCCATCCGAGGTGGAGGAGGTCCTGGAGGGACAACGGGAGGATCTATTCGCGCTGAATGATATGGCGACGGCCATCGCTGCACTGTCTGATTTGGAACAGAAAAAGTTGACGGCGGTCATGGAGATGGCCAAGCCGGAGTGTGCCGGCGAGATACGCGAACTGGCCAAAAATCTGGAGCTGTTTGAGTTTGCACCCAAAGTCCGCACTCCCGCCGAATATGGCAGATACATGATCCAGGACTCCGGCCATTATGAATATGACCCCAATCTGGAGGAGTTCTATGATTATGAGCGTTACGGCAAACTCCGTATGGAGAAGGAAACAGGAGCCTTCACGGAGAAAGGATATGTGGCCTACTGTGGCACATTGACATTGGGGGAGCTGATGGCCGGCGGTCCGGCAGAGCAGCACCAGCGGGAACAGGAATTTCAGATGGGAGGAATGTAACGATGATTCTGTTGACTCTGAGCCGGGGAAAAGGAGAAGAAACTGTCCGTCTGCAACTGCCCGCCAGTCCCGCTGAGATTGGGGAGACATTTGCCTTCCTGGACAGAATCAGCCTCGATACCACAGCCACCGCCATCCTGGATGTGAGCAGCAATGTACCGGTCCTTTACCGATGCCTGTACGATGTGGATGTAGAAGATTCGGAGCAGTTTCAAAAACTACAAAAACTGGCGGAACGCACAGAGGCACTTTCTCCGGCGAAAGCCGCCATCTTTTCCGGGGCATTGGATGCGGAGTGTGTCTGGAACTTGGAGGGGGCCCTTACTGTGGCGGACAGGCTGGATGAGTATATGCTCGTCAACAATGTGTCGTCTGATTCAGAATTGGGCATCTACCTTGTGAACAAAGGGATCACACCATTTCCGGATCGCTTCAAGCCCTATATCAATTATGCCCGTGTGGGGGCTGAATATCGGGAAAAGCATGGAGGAGAATATTCCAGCGGCAATTATGTGCAGAAAAAGACACCTGAACTTTTGGAGAACGAGAGATTGGACGGCGTTTTCCGGATATGGATGGAAAACCCCTGCCCTGTTCGTGTACAGAGCGAAACAGCGCAGATCACTCTGCCTGCGACCTTTGAGCAATTGGAGAGCGCCAGACAACTTCTGGGAGTGGACAGCCTCAATATGGCGAAACTCACTCGGGTGGAGGCCCTGCGGCCTTATCTGGGGGAATATCTTCCTCTCCAGGGGATGGATCTGAGACTGGAGCAATTGGACGAGTTGGCGGAAAATATCCGGATAATGGATCAGGAGGATGGCGCATTGCTGAAATACCTCTCTGTCCTTGAGGTGGAACAGCCGGCAACGCTCCAGGAGGCTTTGAGGTTTTCCATCGAACTGGATGACTACGAGCGTGTACCGGACGATCCGGAGGAATATGGCAAGCAGGTGTTGGAGCGGATCGGGGCGGACGAGGAGCTGATCTCTACCCTCGATGGCTTTACGGATTTCGAAGCAATGGGCAACTTTTATATGCGGGAGGATGGTGTGAGAAGGACCGAATTTGGCCTGCTCCGAAAGCTCAGTGATCCGTTCCCTGAAGTACAAGATGGGTTGCAGATGCATTAATCCCTGTACGCAGATACAAGATACGCTGTGGAACCAGCACGAGTGGGAAAACACTGTGAATATGGGAGGGATTAAATGAGCATTAACATCTGGACAGACTCCATGCAACACGCAGCGTTGCTTGGAAAACCTGTGCTGTTCACCAACTGGCTGATTCAGCGGGATATCATTCCTGATGGGTGGTACTGCTATGACCTGCGGGGGACACATAAATCTCCCAGCACCCGAACCACTCTGGTGGATCATGCCGCTGACTATCATGCAGGAACCGTACTTTCTCCAATCCCTTTAAAGCATGAAGGTACTGCTTCGCGCCGGGTCAACGGCACATTTTATCTGCTGGGAGAAGAAATGACGCTGGAGCAGTTTTGCGAGGAGCATGATCTGGCCTACCCCCAGGATAATCGTGAGTTTGTACTGCGCCCCGCCTCCCTGGATGAGGTGGGGCTGTTCTATTCCGAAGAAAAGCTGGACGAGGCACTGGGTACTGTAGGCCACCTCCGCATGGATTTCGGCCATGGTGAGAAGGAGTTCTGGCACACCTGGTGGCCCCATAACGAGGATAGGTTCAACACCCCGGAGTTCAAAGAGGTGCTGTAGCGATTTGTGGACGACCTGCGTCAGACTGGACTCCTGAAGAATCTGGGGGCCATGGACGCCTACTGCTGGCAGCATGGCGGCTCCATCACAGAGGACCGCAGGAGTTATGGCTATATTGCGGAAACAGAAAATTACCGTTTCTGTCTACGCTGTACTCCCTTTCCCGGCGAGTATCAGGGGTACCTCTATTGCTATGATCTTTGCCAGCAGGAGATGTACCGACAGGAACACCCTGTGGTAGGTCGGGTAACCTTCGCCAGCGGCGAACAGCAGGAGTTCACGGATTCCAAGGCGTTGCTCCAGGCCATCCGGGAGGAACTGCCCTTCCGCAGCACAACCGGCTTCCGCTTTGAAACGCTGACAGACGATCCGGAGGTCAAAAAAGCGGTAGACGATATCCTGTTGGATTTTGCCGGTGAGGACAATTCACGCCGTACCTGCAACTATGGACTGACTGAAACTGGGAAGCAGGCTCTTAGGAAAGCCGCAGATCCCAGCATTCCCCACACCTATGCCTGGTTTGTCATGGCGGACACCAATACCCCGCAGGAGATAATCAGGCAAGATCTGACTCTGGAGGAAGCAATCCAAATCTACCAGGACAGCAATACCAGTGAGAAACGGCTGGGCGTTATTAAGGACGGTATCGCCACAGTGGACTTTGTTCATTTCCAGAGCGGTGAACAGCAATTCTTTACGGATCACGAAAAACTGGAAAGCTTCCGGTCGGACCTCGTGGTGGCGGAGGCGATGGAACGGCTCTATCAACAATTAAATCAGCCGGATATTGGGATTAGAATGGGAGAGATGTAAATGCAAAGCGTACCGAGAGAGTGGCTGGACTTCTTGCGGCAGCAGTTCCCCAAGGATTCCCGCATCCAACTCACAGAGATAGGCGGTAATCCCCGGCCCATTTCCCCCGGCAGTACCGGGAAACTGGATTATATCGACGATGCCGGGCAATTCCATGTAAAGTGGGACAATGGATGTACCTTGGCTCTGGTGCTGGGAGAAGACCGATTCTCGGTCTATCTGCCAGAGCCTCAGACATTCAAATTGTATATGCCGCTCACAGCGGACTTCTATGGACGGGACGAGTGGGGGGATATGTCAGAGGACGGTGAGGAGTGGGATGGCCACACCCTCATGGATTATGAGGGACAAATTCTGTCCGCTCTGGTAAAAAACCGGGTACCAGAGGAAAACGAGAGCGGCCTCATGCGCTGGTACGGTGAGGACGACAGTGTAGATCACAAGGTCCGCTCGGCGGTGTTTACTGTTGAGGTCAGGAATCGCCAGCTCTGGGGCGTAGCGGAGTGCCGGGTGGCCGGAGAGCTGACTCCGGAAGAGCTTATCTCAACCCGCCCGTCCGGAGTGTGTTTGTGGAGTTTCTCACCCGGATCAAGCTGGTGGACCCCGATGTGGACGCCGCCCTCCAGGACATGGGGACGAAGATCGACAACGCCGTGTTTCGGGAGTGGGTGGCCGCTCTGCTGACCTGCCGACACGACCGGGGGCTCAAGACCATCCTGACTCCCATCGTGGCTAAACTCTCCGATATGCGGATCGTCAACGGTGAGCTGGAGAATCTGGTGTTTGAGCCCCGCAAGGAGTTTATCACCATGCAGGTGCTGGTCATCGGCAATATCCCGCTGTTGTACTGGCTCAATCAGGACTGGTACGATGTTCTGATGCACACCCCGCTGGGGCAGGCGCTGTTGGCAGCCATTGCCGCTGTGATGTTCATCAGCACCGCAGCGGTCATCAAGCTGACCCAGCCCATTGAGTATCGGAGGTGATCCTCATCAGTAACCAGGAAAAGGGCTATTTTATTACCGCAACGATCAACCATGGTTCCTATATTCCGGAGGCCCTCCATGTAGAACGCATCGATGACATGGCGCTCTATGATGGAGATTTTGAAGCAGCAAAGGCAGCGGAGCAGGATGGGGTCCGGCTCATCTATGGGATGGACGGCATCCCGGACGGTATCTATATTGACACCCCGGAAAACCGGGAGCTCATCCGAAAGGGTTTGGGACTGTATCCTGACTATCGAAACTGGCGGGATGACTTTGATCCGTCATTTGTTGCGGAGTTAGATGTGATGCAATAATGCTATAGAAAGAGTGCCTTGTAATACAGCATAAGAAGAAAAACAGGGCCGGTACACATCTGTCGTGTACTGGCTCTGTTTTTATGTGGAGGTGAACAAAACAACCATGACTTTCCTTCTGTTTTTATTTGGCATATTCCTTGCGCTGGGTATGTTTCTTTTGACGGCTGATCTGCTCAGGCTCCCCCGTCTGGCCACCCAGCGTGCCATGCTCTCGGTGGGCCGCCAGGAGAAGAAGCAGGCCCGCAGTGTGGAGGCCCTGCTCATGGGCTGGGCGATCAAGCTGGCCCCACACATCCATATGGATGAGTATAAGCGGGGCCGTCTGAAAAATACGCTGGCCGCTGCTGGGCTGAACATGACACCGGAGGAGTACACCGCCTTTGCCATGATCAAGACCGGTGCAGTGCTGCTGACGGTGATTCCGTGCCTGTTGATTTTCCCAATGTTGGCGTTGATAGTTGTTCTTCTGGCGGTGGCGGTTTATTTCAAAGAGATTCGCAGGGCGGAGGAAAAACTCTCTGCCAAGAGGGACGAGATTGAGGCGGAACTGCCCCGGTTCGTGGCCACCATCACCCAAGAACTGGCCGCCAGCCGGGATGTGCTGAGCATGATTGAGCATTATAAGCAGAATTCCGGTCCTGTTTTCTCCGCTGAACTGGATGTCCTCACCGCGGATATGCGTTCCGGCTCCTATGAGGCGGCGCTGACCCGCTTTGAGGCCCGGTTCAACTCTCCGCTGCTTTCGGACATTGTCCGCGGACTCATCGGCGTGCTGCGAGGCGACAACGGGGTCCACTACTTTCAGATGCTCAGCCACGATATGAAGCAGCTGGAACTCCAGCGCCTCAAGGCAAAGGCCATGAAAATCCCGCCTAAGATCCGTGTATTCTCCTTTGTCCTGCTCATGTGCTTCCTGGTGACTTATCTGTCCATCATCATCTACGAGATTATCCATTCCCTGGGCGGGATGTTTTAAGAGAGGAGGTGCCCAATGGACTATACAGGCAGCATCTATCGATTGATTGATCGTGCGGAAGATGAAATGAAGGAATATGCTCAAAGGGTGAAGCAGCTATCTGCCGATGAAATTTATCGCCATTCAGCTGAAACTGCGGCAAAGGAAAGCCTGCTTTCTGCTCTTATCCATGACAGTTATGAACTCGACGATGATGACTTGGATTTAATCCTTAAGCCAAAAAATCCTGTGGAAGCACTATACCAATTCCTGACAAGTGATAAAACTGATCTTTCATCGGAAAGCTCTATCTCCAGTATTTTGAGCGAATATAATGCTCAGTGTCAGGAAAGGGATCTGACTTTAGGCGAGGAGGTAACCATGTGCTGAAACGGATTTTGAGATCCCGACGCGGAGAGGGATACGAGGATAAGCATCACAATTGCGTTTTCGTGGGGCTGGATGACAGCGGTGAGGCAAGGCACGCACACATCCGCAGTACCAACAGCGAGGGACGGGTGTTCCGCATGAACATTGAGGGCAGCGCAAGCGAGCATTGCTTCCACAAAGGCGGGACCGACAAGTCCCTCTATGTGTTCGAGGCGCCCATCGACCTTCTGTCCCACATTACCCTCTATCCCTACGGCTGGCAGGAACACAGCTATGTTGCCTGCTGCGGAACTTCCATCCAGCCGGTGCTGGAACGGCTACGGCAGAATCCGAAACTGGACATGGTGTATCTGTGCCTCGACAACGATGACGCGGGCAATGACGCCTGCGACCGTATGATGGATACGCTGGAGGACATGGGCTTGGATGTGGAGCGGCTCTGCCCGGTGCGCAAGGACTGGAATGACGATCTCTGCGCCAAATTCGAGAAGAAGGAGAAAGACACATGAACGAAAATGTATGGCCCCTGATTTTGCTTGGCGGCGGACTGCTGGCATTCTTGCTCCTGGTGACCTTCCTCTCCAAAAACTATTCTCTCAACAACTTCAAGAGCAAGACTGTCGGCGACGGTCAGCACGGCACGGCGCGTTGGGCAACGCCCAAGGAGATTCACACGACCTATCATGTGGTCCCGTTTCGCCCTCGCCGCTGGCGCAAGGGAGAGGATCTGCCTACGGTGCAGGGCATCATCCTCGGCAGCATGGGCGGCAGAAAGCGTAAAAGCAAGGGAGGAATCCTGCTGCAAACCTCCCGCAAGCTGCTGGAAAAGCTCCGCCGTCCTACAGCAGGGAAAAAAGAAAAGCGAAAGCCGAAGAAAAAGAAGTCGGCAATTTCCAAAATCAAAAATGTGGTGGAAGATCAGCAGGATGTCCGCGCACTGGTGGATAGCGATGATATCCACTGCCTTATGATTGGAGCTTCCGGTGTGGGTAAAACAGCGTACTTTTTATATGCGAATCTGGAATATGCCAGCGCCTGCGGCATGAGCTATCTGGCTCTGGACACCAAGGGAGACTTGGCGCGCAACTACGGTGCCATCGCCTCCCGGTATTACGGCTACAAGGTATCTGTCATTGACCTGCGCAACCCAACCCGCTCAGACGGCTTCAATTTCCTGACGCTGATGAATCACTACATGGATATTGCGCGCATGCATCCGGAGAACCTCGCTGCCCGAGCGCGCGCAGAGAAATACGCCAAGATCCTCGCCAAGACTATCATCAACCCGGACGGCGACGCTGCACAATACGGCGAGAATGCTTTCTTCTACGACAGCGCGGAAGGTTTACTGACTGCCATTGTGCTTCTGCTGGCGGAGTTCGCCCCACCCAAGGATGGGGAGCCGGAGAAGCGGCACATCGTTTCCGCCTTCAAACTGGTGCAGGATCTGCTGGCGGTGCCGAAGTCAAGAGGCAAGAACGGTTTTCAGCTGCTCATGGATGAATTGCCGCCGGATCATAAGGCCCGGTGGCTGGCAGGCGCAGCCCTCACTAGTGCGGATCAATCTATGGCTTCGGTCATGTCCACCGTCATGTCCCGCCTCAACGCCTTTCTGGATACGGAACTGGAGCAGGTCATCTGCTACGACAGCCCCATCAACGCTGAAATGTTTGCCTCGGAGAAGTGCGCCATCTTCCTGATTTTACCGGAAGAAGATCCGGCAAAGAATTTCATCGCGGCGCTCATGATCCAAAATCTGTCCCGCGAATTGTTCTCCGTGGCGGATGAAACCGGCGGCAGGCTCAAAAACCGCGTGGTGCTGTTTTGCGATGAACTTGGTACCATGCCGCCCTTTGACATTCTGCCCCTATTCAGCGCGGGACGCTCCCGCAGGCTGACGCTGGTACCCATTATCCAGAGCCTTGCCCAACTGGAGAAGAACTATGGTAAAGAAGGTGCGGAAATTATATGTGACAACTGCCAGGACACCATCTTCGGCGGCTTTTCGCCCCAGAGCAAAACGGCAGATGCCCTCTCCGCTGCCCTCGGCAGCAGGACGGTACTGTCCGGCTCCGTCAGTCAGGGGAAAGAGAGCAGCCAGTCCTTGCAGATGATGGAGCGCGCTCTCATGACGCCGGATGAATTGAAATCCATCCCCAAGGGAGAGTTTGTGGTGATGAAAACGGGAACTCATCCCATGCGCACCAAACTGCGTCTCTTTCTGGATTGGGGCATCACCTTTGACCCGGACGGCTACCGGATGCCGGAGCAGGCAGCCCGAAAGATTGCCTATGTTGACCAGAGCGAACTCGTTCACAGCATCCATCGGAGCTGCACAAAGAATCCCTATAACATGGAGGGAAGCAGATGAGTCAATTCAACTTTATCTACGCCGAGGAGCATCTGAGCCACCGGGAGAAGGCGGTCTATATCTACCTTCGGGACCGGGCGGACGCCTCCGGTGTCTGCTGGCCTGGGATCAAAACCATTGCCCGTGAATTGGGACTTTCGCCGCGGACAGTCCAGCGGGCCTTGGCAGATCTTGAGCGCAGGCAGCTCATCGAGAAGCGGAACCGCCGCCGCTCCAATGGCAGCCTCACCAGCAATTTATACCGGCTGACAAGGCATAAAACGTCACAGCCTCCCGCCAAGGGGGGACTGTGACGTTTTTACTCTCAAAATTCTGTCCATAGGGTAGCGTCACCATGGCGCATCCAGAAGAGCCTACTCTACCGGAGGATACAGGACAGAGAAAGAACAAGAATATGGAGGAACTTATGAAGATGATCGTTAGAAGAACAGCGCTGGCTGTCTGCACCCTTGTCCTGGCATTGATCCTGCCCACAGCTGCTTCCGCTGCCTGCACAGGCTTTGATGACGTACCGGAGTCTGCGGACTGCTATGAAAGCGTGATATATCTGGCAGAATGTGAGATCGCTGCTGGAACAGAAAATGACTGCTTCTCGCCGAAACAGCTCATCACTGTGGAGCAATGGGCTGTCATGCTCTGCCGCGCCTATGGTGTGGAAACTATCGGTGACAGCTGGCAGGATGTGGGGCGAAGCAGCGTCGTGGAAGCCTACCGACAAGGCTGGCTGAACGAAACCGCACTCTCCGCGCTGCGCTCACCGATGTGTCGCAGCGTGCTGGTTGAGAGTGCTTTTGCCGCCGCAGATGTTCCGGTTTATGACTACACGCTCTACGAGGGAGGGACATCGCTCAGCACTGCTGACAACATCCTTCGCGCAGGGCGGGAGCTCGGGCTGTGCTCTGATGATGCAGATACCAATGCGCTCGTGACGCGCGGAGAAGCGGCGATCATTCTTCATGCTGTCCTGACACAGAGCTTCCGCATTGAGGAACCGCCTGTACCGGTGACGTTGGTGAATGCGGCAGGTGTCAATGTCAACGATTTCCTGCTGGAACTGCGGAAATTACCCGAACAGATCCTCGATGCCTTCAACGCCACCGGCTGGACGTACCGTATCGACTTCGACTACATCAGCGAACTTAGCAAGCAGCTGAACATGAGCTGCATTGGAGCCACCAACTACAGCCAGAAAACCATTGTCGATGTTATCGAAGTCCATACCTTCAAGCTGTTTTCCAAGAGGAGACTCAGCAAAACGATTTCGGAGTGTTTCAGCTACATCTTTGAAATTATCAAGCATTATCTAACGCCCCTTACTTTAATATAGTTCACCCACTTTACATACAACTTCCGTCTGATTTCGTTCTCGTCCTGTTGGGTGCTCATATCTTTCATAAAGCATTGGCTCAGTGCAATAACTTTTGCCTTGGATGCTTCTGGTGAAATCTGCAATACGATTTTTCGGAGCATATTTGTTAGCTCGTCATTATCAGCAGCAGTAAGCACACAGTTTTCAACTTTTGTTCTCACACCAAGAATATCGGTCAAACGTCTGGACAGCCATCTAAAGTTTTCATCTGACCACATTTCAAGTGAATTGCGCTCTTTGTACTCTGCAAGTACAATTTTAGTGTTGGTGTTTCTGATAACAGACATATCCAACAATCCGGGAGATTGGTCTGCAATAACAAAGCCTTCACCGTAGGTACGCATTTCTGCAATCGAGTTTGCAAGTAATTCGACGGATTTGCCGAGAAGATTAGCCCCCTCAGAACTCTGCTCAGTAGATGTTCTTTTCAGCAAATTAACACGGAAGAAATGGTGACCATTTCCCGTGCGGAATATGAGCGTTTGCAGCAGGAAAAAGCACGGAATGCAAAGCTGGAAGCAAAGCTTGCTGCCCGTGAACAGGAACAGGCGCAGGTCATCACCAGCCTGACACTGCAAAATGAGTGGCTGTTGGAGCAGCTGAAGCTGTCCAAGAAAAAGCTGTTTGGCCGTTCTTCAGAGCAGGCGGAGCAGATGGTCATGGACCAGCTGAGCCTGACCTACAACGAGTTGGAGGCCTACATCTTCGGCATGAATTCCGCTGGGAAAGCTCCCGTCGCCGTGAAGGCGCACGAGCGCAAACGGCAATCCGGCAATGTGCTGGATGTTGTTCCGGAGGGTACTCCCACCGAGGTGGTGGAGCACCGTCTGCCGGAGGATGAACGGATCTGCTCTGCCTGCGGCAGCAAATTGGTGGAGATTGGCAAGGAAGTCCGCCGCAGCTTAATGATGAAACCGGCAAAGTTCTGGGTGCGCGAGGACGTGTACTACACCTACGCCTGCAAGAACTGCGAGCAGGAGACCGGTGAAGCCAACATTGTGAAGGCGGCGAAGGAGCCTGCGCTGCTGCCCGGCAGCTTTGCCTCTGCGGAGGCGGTGGCTTATCTGACAACACAAAAATTCGTCATGTACTCGCCGCTGTACCGTCTGGAGCAGGAGTTTAACCGCCAGGGCTTGAGGCTATCCCGGCAGACCATGGCCAACTGGCTGCTGAACATCTCAGAGAAGTGGCTGCGGCCCATCTACGATACGCTGCGCGAGCAGCTTTGCAAGGAGCCGGTGCTGCACGCGGATGAGACAACGCTGCAGGTGCTGAAAGAGCCGGGACGTTCCTCCACCAGCAAGTCCTACATGTGGCTGTACCGCACCAGCGGCTGTGCGAAACAGGCGGTTGTGCTGTATGAGTACCAGCCCACGAGGAAAGCGGAACATGCGGAGGCTTTCCTGAAAGGCTTCTCGGGCTGGCTGCACGCGGATGGGTACCAAGGCTACCACAAGCTGCCGGGCAACATCCGTGTGGTGGGCTGCTGGGCCCATGCGAGGCGAAAATTTGATGAGGCGTTGCAAACGCTGCCCAAGGAGATGCAAAAGGACTCGCCGGCAGTGATTGGCGAATGCTATTGCTCCCGACTTTTCAAACTGGAGCAGGCGTTTGCGGAGCTGACACCGGAGGAACGATATGAAAAGCGGCTGGAGCAGGCAAAGCCTGTTTTAGACGCGTTGTTGTCATGGGCAAATGAGATGCAGGCGAAAACAGCGCCGAAATCCGCGTTGGGCAGGGCCATTCACTACCTGCTGGAGCAGTGGTCGTCTGGAGCTGAGCAACAACCGTGCCGAGCGCAGCATTAAGCCCTTTGTGATGGGCAGGAAGAACTGGCTGTTTGCCAATACGCCGGGCGGCGCGCAGGCCAGCGCCGTGATCTACAGCCTGATTGAAACGGCGAAAGAAAACAGCTTGGATCCGTACCGATACTTGCTGTGGATCCTGCAGACTGCGCCGCAACTGAGCGAAACTGGCAAAGCATGGGCTGAAAAGCTGCTTCCCGCAAACGCTCCGGAAGAATGTTGTATGCCGCAAAAATAAAAGACCGCCATCTCGGTGAGCAACAGCTCCTTGAGATGGCGGCCTTTTTACGCGGCTTCGTTTTACGCTTACTTTTTATACGTGGGGAGGTTTGACGCTTACTTTTATACGTGGGGAGGTTTGACGCTTACCATCGGACATTTGTCTGATGAGCCTTTAACTTTATTGTTTTGTAAATGCTGTGTCTGACTCTGCAAAAAAATCGCTCAATGTGACTCCCAGCGCAACGCAGATGCGCTCAATCGTGGGAACCCCCAACTGACTTCCGCGCATCTCAGCATTCTTCAAGGTTGAATATGATACATCACACAGCTGAGATAGCTTGAAAAGTGAGAGGTTACGCTCGTCAGCCAGCTCCATCACTCTTGCTATCGTATCCATATAATCCCGCCTTTCTACATCCTATCCCGCCATCAATTCTAGAGGAAATGTAGTTCAATATTCTGCACTCAAAGAACCCTGCCTACAACTTGGAATCTCGAATCTGGCAGGATCACCTTGGGCGCGTATGCCTGATTATAGGACAGCATCACAGGCTGCATGTGCAGGCAACCATAGCTGTCAGTGAATGCGTCCTTTTGCTGTTCATTTGGCTCCTGCTCACTGTACACCTTCAAATAGCCATCGCCATCATAGACAAAGATGCCGACCTCTCCAACGGCCAAAGTCTCGCACTCCTCGACCCATACAATCTGGCCGTCATGATAAACAGGCTCCATGCTGTCACCAGAAACCCGCACGCCAAAATCAGCACCTTTCGGAACAGACTTCTCAGGGAAACTAACCATCTCAAAGTTTCCTTCCTCAAGAAACTCGCCGGTACCAGCAGATACCGCAAGATTGCTCACAGGCATATCTATGTACTTGAGAATGCTGACCACCTTTGGCTGCGGCTTATATCTTCCTGAAGCAATCAGGTCATCCCTGTACTCTTTGACCTTTGCCAAACCGGTATCATTGAGCACCGGCGTATGACTACTGCAAAAATAAGAAACATCCACATCCAGATCGAGCGCATGGCAGACGGCCATCATCTGATAGGCGTTGGGCAGGGCGCTGCCCTTTGCCCACTTATTGATGCCGCTGGGGGACATCGTTACCCCATACTGCCGCAAAAGTGCGCTGAAATCGACGAGGCTGAGGCCAGCCTTGCGGCGTGCTTCATCAATGCGGACCCCAATAACATTTTCCTGACGCTCTGTCTCTGCATTATAGTTCGCGTGATTCGTTATCGGGAGAGAAAGATTTTTAGCTTTGCTCTTACTCATAATAGCAACCGCCTTTTCTGTTTATGGCTTCAGTATATAGTGGAAGAGACTCTCTGTCAATAGAAAATTGACCATTACTCTACAAATGCGACATTGACATAGATAAATAATCCGCTTATCATAAAGGCACACGAGCAAGATAAGAGGTGAAAACACATGGATAACGAGCGTGTCATCCTACACAGCGACATGAACTCCTTCTACGCATCCGTTGAAATGATGCTTGACCCAGCGCTCAAAGGAAAGCCTGTCGCGGTGTGCGGATCAACCGAAGAACGTCATGGTATCGTCTTAGCCAAGTCAGACTTAGCCAAGAAAGCCGGAGTGAAAACGGGCATGGTGAATTGGGAAGCTCGGCAGCTTTGCCCAGGACTGATCGTTGTGCCGCCCCAGTACGATCAGTACCTCAAGTATTCTAAGCTGGCCCGTCAAATTTACCACCGATATACGGATCTTGTTGAGCCATATGGTATGGATGAATGCTGGCTTGATGTGACCGGTTCTGGTGTCTGCGGAACGGGCATGGAGATCGCCGAAGCGATCCGGCAGACAACAAAAGACGAGCTTGGCCTGACGGTCAGCATCGGTGTGTCATTCAACAAGATTTTTGCAAAACTTGGGTCAGACATGCGAAAGCCGGATGCGATCACCGAAATCAAACGGGACAACTTCAAAGAAAAAATCTGGCCTCTTGATGCTGCTGAGCTGCTCTATGTGGGCAAAGCCACAGAAAATAAGCTGGCTCAATACGGAATCCACACCATCGGTGATTTGGCAAAGACTTCTCCGGATACACTGCAGCATATGCTGGGGATCAATGGTCTTAAGCTCTGGACGTATGCAAACGGAACGGATATCTCTCGTGTTATGCACAAGGACTTTGTCAGCCCCGTCAAGTCCATCGGGCACGGCATCACCTGTACTGCTGACCTGCAAACGCCAGAAGATGTGTTTCGCGTTATGCTGGAATTGAGTCAGGATATCGGGCACCGGCTCCGTGTTCATGAGTTAATGGCCTGTGGTGTTCAAGTCTCCATCCGGACAAATGACCTGTATGGCTCACAGTACCAGTGTAAGCTCCCATTCAGAACGCAGCTCCCCAACGAAATCGCCGAAGCAGGATTTCATCTTCTTATGGAGCGGTATCGGTGGGATAAACCAATTCGAGCCGTTACGATCCGCGGTATTGATTTGGTATCGCAGAAAGATGTAGAGCAACTCTCTATGTTCGTGGATCATCAGAAACGGGATCGCCGTATTCTTCTGGAGGACGCTGTTGAGGACATCCGAAGGAGATTTGGCAAACGCGCCATTTCCTATGCCATTCTTATGGGCGACTTAAAGATCCCCGATGACGGCAGGCAGTTGGTGACCATGCCCGGACTTATGTATCAGTAACGACTGTCGACGGAAGGGAGAAACCGTTTGAGATGAAAATGCAATTTCATAAAGCTGTGGTGAAGGTATTAGTTATCGTAGCCACAGACCGAACCAAGACGCCTGTCTCTCTGACCTTTGAAGATGGGAAGGAATACTCTATCGACCGTGTCTGCAGCAGGCAGAGAGCAGCAGCAACGAAAGTCGGTGGAACAGGCATCCGTTATACAATTATGATTGGAGGAAGACAGACCTATCTCTTCGAAGACGAGGATCAGTGGTTTGTTGAAGCAAAGAACCTCCATATATAGGAGATATGCCATTGAAATATCTATCACGCAATGACCTCGAAACTATCGGCGGGAGAGTCATCGCAGCATATAAGAGACTTCCGGCTATATCTGACCAAGCGCTGGAGCGAGTGGATATCGACTTTCTCTGCCAAGAGCTTCTGGGACTTCGTATCGATTATGCTCGGTTATCTCTGAACGGCGAAAAAATCGGCCTGACATCTTCTTGCGATATAGGCGTCGAGGTGTTCCCTGAAGATCCAAGCTCCACGGAAGAACAGTATTATATGCTTGATGGAAAAACCATTTTGATTGAAAGTGATCTTATGAAAGAGGGTGCCAATATAGGCCGCAGGAACTATACCGTTTCCCATGAGAGCTGTCACCATATTCTGAAAATGCTGTTTCCGCACGACTACGGAGCCCAAGCAAGCGGGCGTTCCGTTCACTGTTGTTACAGAAGCAACAGAGGAAATGGAGATTGGGAGGAATGGCAAGTTGAAACACTGGCTGCCATGATTTTACTTCCGCCCGAATGTGTAGTTCGAAGCATGGAGCGATTCGGCCTTGGAACCCAGATGCGCCTTCTAAACCGAGTGTTTGCCCCTGCCGATTACAAGAAGTTCGAAGCGATGGCATCATTTATGGGGGCTTCTAAAACAGCACTGTCCATTCGAATGATGCAGCTTGGTCTTCTGAAAAGAAATGATCTTTCCGACCCTTATAGTTTGGTTCGAGTCGAAATGGATGAGGAGGATCGTATACTATGAAACCTAACTCGTATGAAATCAAAGTTGTAAAGCGTTGCCCGAAATGCGACTGGCGCATTTTTGATAAAGTGACTCCCACTTCGGGCATCATTGAGTTGAAGTGTCCCAACTGTCGAAAGATTGTTGAGATAGACCTGAGTTATCGTACCCCAATCCGCAGGAGAGCTACCTACTACCGAGCATCCTGCCATACTTACACATAAGAACAATCGACAACAGAATAAGAAAGCTGATTGCACCGAGCCACGGGTCCTTAGATTAGGAAGTCTATGAGACACCAAATTGCCGGGCATTGAGAAGAAAAGGTTACTGCAAAGTGTACCTATCTTCTTGATGCCCGGCTTTTTTGTGCTGTTGCCCCCTAACGGAGGTAACAATGCTGACCAGCCTTTGGGAACCCTATATCGCTCAATATCCTTGATCTCCGATTTTTTGAACCTTTCCAAATTCAAAAAATCAAAAGGAGATCAAAATCATGTCCGAAAAAGTTTATGTTCTCAATGTTTACAATACCATGACCGGCCAATACGAACTCATCCAAGTAACTAAGGAAGTATTTCAGACTTACAGGCGAACGAAATGGAATATCGAAGATAGCACGGAACGCTTTTTTAAGCATGAGACGCAGATGAGTTCGCTGATTGGCGGAGAAAATGATGGATACGAGCGGTTCCACGAGTTCATAGATTATGACAATACGCCCGAAAATCAAGCCATTGAGGAGATGGTATTCCAGTCCTTGCATAATGTTCTGGAGCTACTTCCTCCGAAAGACTACGAGCTGATCTATGAACTTTACTTCAAGAACCACACCGAAAGGGAATGCGCTCAGAGACTGGGTATGTCTCAGCAGGCCATCCATGAGCGGAAGAAGCGCATTTTGAAAAAAATCAAAAATAATTTGGACGAGGAGGGTTGTTAAGATACCTGTTTTCTCCCGTATACATACGAGAAGGAAAATCTCTTCTTGTGAACGTTGAAAACTGAATATCCGGCGACTGATAACGTCAGTCAGCGGGCCCCCGACGAAGGGGAGCAGCGATGCGGCGGGTGCGCCAAGACCCACCTGTGCGGAGAACTCTGCATAAAAGACGGCCTACTAAGGTGACCGAGCGGTACCCACCCAGCCCAAAGCAGCTTTGGCAAGCTGTCTCGCGATGATACCGTTGACCTGTACTCACTGTCCAGCCACAGACTCAAGCAATGGGGGCAGCTCGGAGAGATCCTCGGAGGGGTGAGATTCCCGGAGGGTGGTGCCAGCCACTGGTCAGTTTAGCCGCCCACGATTCGGGGAGTAGTGTCGAATAGGATCATTAGAAAGTAAGAACACAAATACGGCGGGAGCCGAGCCATACCATGGGAATGCAATATTCTTCCAACCAATGGACGGCTCCCGCCTTTTTGATGGTAGAAATGTGCGGATAAGTCTTGTCCTTAGATTTCTATCATCTATATTTTTGAAAAGTGACAACAACTGCGACATAATTATATTGAAAAGTTGCTCTTTGCAATGCGTACTACATGGAGCAGCGAAACGACAAAGGCAGTAGACTATACCGTAGCCCGCTGTCTTTTTCGCTGCCATAGATACAAAACCAACTACATCAAGGAGGTAACACCATGCTGTCAAACAAGAACACCAAAAATGCCAATTTCCTTTTTATTGCTGATATGCTGAAGGATCTCCTTGCGCAGGAGTTGATCACAGAAAAGGAATATGCCAGGGCGAAAAAGTATTATATGAAGCTTACCGGTGCAGATATCGTATTAGCCCGCTGAAAATTGTGTATAAGGTCAATTTTGCGCTGTTCCAATTGTTTTGGTAGCTATTCAGAATAGTTATCAGTATAATGTGGTTTGCCAAAAGTGGTTGGTATCATATTATGATACCAACCAAAAAACGAGAGAGGAGGACACCGAAATGCCTGAAGTACGGCTCATCACCCCGATCACAAGACAGAGCACGAAGAAGATGCAGGTTGCAGCTTACTGCCGAGTGTCTTCCAACTCCGCTGATCAGCTCAACTCCTATGCCGCACAGATCCGAGCATACAAAAAATGCATCGGAGCACGCGACGATTGGGAACTGGTGGACATCTTCGCCGACGAAGGGCTCACTGGAATGAAAAGCGAAACCCGTGATGAATTTCAGCGGATGATCCGCATGTGTGAGCTCAAGCAAATTGACCTCATCATCACGAAATCCATCTCCCGCTTCGCTCGAAACACAAAAGACGCTCTGGCCTATGTAAGAAAGCTCAAGTTGCTGGGTGTGGGCGTTCAGTTTGAAAAGGAAGGCATCTCGACGCTGTCTATGGGCGACGAGATGCTTCTTAATACCTTCTCTGCTCTGGCGCAGGAGGAATCGCAGTCCATCTCTATGAACCAGCGCCTCTCAATCGTCAAACGCATGGAACTTGGCGAGTATGTGGACAGCAACGCCCCTTACGGATACCGGTTGGTCGACAAGGCATTGGCTGTGTACGAGCCGGAAGCTGCTGTTGTGCGGGACATTTTTGACCTGTATTTGCGGGGTTTCTCCATCAGTGAGATTGGCAGAGAATTGAAGAGTCGCAATATTCCCACCAAGGCCGGCAAGGAGAGCTGGCATCCGTACCGAATAGCCTATATGCTGAAAAATGAACGGTATATCGGCGATAGTTTCTATCAAAAAACTTACCGTGAAACAACGGTCCCATTCAACCAGCATATCAACCGCGGACAGGAAGATCGCTTCTATGCCAAAGGAACACATCCCGGTATCATTGACAAGGATGTGTTCAATGCTGTTCAGCAGCTTATCCAAAAACGCAAGGAGACTTTCTCCAGAACAACTACCCAAAATATCTATCCGCTTACAAGCCGCATTCAGTGTTCTGAGTGCGGCTCTTTCTATCGGCGAAGGAGTGTGTCGGGTACTGTGAAGTGGGTATGCGCCCTTCACAAAGATGACAGCACAGCTTGCGATTCTCACTATTATAGCGAAGAACGGATCTATGACGGCTTTATCACCATGGTGAACAAGCTGCGGTTCTCTGAAGATAACATCCTCGGCCAAGTCATCAGCCGGCTAGAGATGACGCTGGCAGCTATGAAGCGGAACAATCTGGTTGCGCGCGATTTAAGCAATAGTATTGCCGAGTTGAATGCGAAACTGCTCATGCTCGAACAGCTCCGATCCAAGGGATACCTCGCCCCTGAAGTTTATCAGGCACAAGCCAATGAGATCGGTGCAGAGCTGGCAAAGCTCAAGGATGTCAGGCAGGAAAAGTTTAATTCAAAGGCTGCCTCCATGCTCGAGGAAGTCAAGAAATTAAAAATGCTCATCTTCGAACTGGAAGAACCCCTTGAGGAATTCAATGAGAAACTCTTTTTGGAAATTGTGAAGTCCATCCAAATCAATAAAGAGGATGAAATGTCCGTAGAATTCCTTGGTGGACTACGATTCAGGGAACGCATATAGGAGGCAGTCATGAAAAAGACGCGGTATATCCCATACGGATACACAATGCGCAATGGTAGAACGGTCATCTCAGGAGAAGAAGCGGAAGTTATCAGAGAAATTTTCAAATCGTATCTGAACGGAGCTTCCTTGAAAGCGATTGCTGACGAGTTGACCGACCACCAGATTCCTTATACGCAAAAGAGCGCTATATGGGATAAGGCCCGTATTGCAAGGATCATCGACAATGCCAAATATGCAGGAACAGAAGAATATGATCCCATCATAGATGAGGAAATGTACGAGGCGGCAGTTAATCTGAAAATCGCTCGTCAGTGTAATGCTTGCGAAAAGGAAAACGATGCCATCGACCTGCTCCGAGACTTCGTTCGGTGTGACAGCTGCGGACAGCCGATGAAACGCCGCATCAACGCAAAGCATCACATTCGAGAGAGCTGGAACTGTACTAACGATGACTGCGGCATCAGAGTCCGCATCAGCAATACCCAACTCATCGAAACCATTACAGTCCTCATCAATCGGGTCATCCTCAATGACTATCTGCTCCAGCCGAAGCCCAAGAAACGGTATGAGCCAGATGCGAAGGTCACCAAGGTAGGAAATGATATCGCTCTGGAGCTGGAGCGTGACGCTCCAAACGAGGAGTTCATCATCGAAAAGACCATCGAGATGGCAGCGCTCATGTACGAGCAGAGCAATGCCAAGTTGAACCTCACAGTATCGCTCGCAAGAAAGCTGGCACAAACGATGGTCACGCAGGATGAATTCAATCGAGATTACTTTACCGCCCTCGCCTCATACATCACACTCGGTGAACAAGGCAAGGTGGTACTTCATACTAAGACAGAAACGGAGGTTACGCTGGACGATGGAAGTAACGAAAGTTCCTAAAAAAATCGTCACTGTCATAGAGCCAAAACGCTCCATGACAGTAGACAAAGAAAAATACAGGCAGAAGAAGGTTGCCGCATACTGCCGTGTCTCGACAGACAGCGAAGAGCAGCTCGTCTCCTACGCCAACCAAAAGAAGGTGTACACCGAGATGATCGCCAGCCGCAAAGATTGGTGCTTTGCAGGTCTCTTCGCTGACGAGGGTAAGTCCGGCACAAGAGCCGACAAGCGTCCCGAGTTCAATAAAATGATCAACGACTGTCTGGCTGGAAAGATCGATTACATCATCACCAAATCCGTATCCCGCTTTGCGAGAAATACGGTAGACTGCCTCGACTATGTCCGAATGCTCAAGTCCAAAGGCATCGGCGTCTATTTTGAGGAGCAGCAAATCGACACACTCAAGACAGACAGCGAGCTGTATCTGGTCATCTATGCTGGCTTCGCACAGTCCGAATCCGAAAGCATCAGTAAGAACATTACTTGGAGCGTTCGCAAGAAGTTCGAGGAAGGAACACCAGTGTTCATATACAAGCGGTTCCTTGGCTATAAAAAGGGTGCTGACGGTGAGCCGGAGATCGTACCGAGTGAAGCGGCCATCGTGGAACGTATCTTCAATCTCTATCTGGCTGGAGAAACCGTGGACAATATTTCCAAGATGATGCAGGCTGAGAACTATGATATCCCCAGCAAAACCATCAGCTTTAGCAAGGGCATGATCATGAATATGCTCTCCAACGAGCGATACTGCGGAGATGCGATCCTGCAAAAATCCGTCACCGTTGACTGCATCGAAAAGAAGCGGAAGAAGAACACCGGAGAAGCTCCAATGTACTATGTTCAGAATAACCATCCAGCCATCATCGACAGAGTGACCTTCAACAAGGTTCAGGAAGAGCTGGCCAGGCGAAAAACGAAAACGCCAGGCTCTGCAAAGAGTTCTATCACATCCACCGGAAAGTATTCTCGCTACGCCCTGACAGATGTGCTCATCTGTGGCAACTGCGGTACCCGCTATCGCCGCGTGACATGGTCAAGAAATGGTACCAAGCGCATCGTGTGGCGCTGTATCAGCCGACTGGACTACGGCAAGAAATATTGCAGCGATTCCCCCACCATTATGGAGGACAAGTTGCAGGAAGCCATCGTTCGAGCGGTCAACAAGTTCAACAAGCAGGATAACGCCACCTATAAGGCACTCATGAGAGCAACCATCAGCGAAGCACTCGGCCTTAATGGAGATCCGGAAGAAGTAGATATGTTGGAGCGAAAGATCGAAGCCTTAAACAATAAGATGCTGGCCCTTGTCAATGAGAGTGTCAGTTCTGGCGATGGTATCGAGGCCCACGAAAGCGAGTTCATGACACTGTCGCAGGAAGCAGAACTCCTCAAGCAGCGTATAGCAGCCATTCAGGAAAGCACCGCCAAGGATAACGGTGAGCAGAACCGTCTCGAGCAGATTCAAGCTATCATTGCCGAACGAGAAAGTAAGTGCATGGAGTATGATGATTCCATCGTCCGCCAGATGGTAGAATGCATTAAGGTTTATCCTGGCGGCAAGCTGGAAATCATCTTCGGTGGCGGATACCTTGTCGAAGAATCCGTCTAAGTGTAGGAGATTGAGGGATCACCCCTCTTTCTCTTTCTTTATTTCATCGTGGATGTTCTCCTGAATCGCATCGAGAAGGGCGACTTTTTGCTCTGTTGAACACTCCAACCTTGAGATGTAATTATAAATCAACTGTGCATGGACAGTTGCAACGCGCTTGGCAAGTTCCTCCTGACCTTCCTTTGAGTGCGGCAAATGAATGATTACGTCCATAGAATCCCCCCAATCAGGCATAAGGCCGGATGCATATCGGTAAGGCAGTCAGCACACAATGAAGTATGGGATAATCGCAGACACGCTGCCTTTTAATGTCTTTATTTATTGACAATTATAGATATATCGTCTATAATAACAAGCACAAAGATGATGTAGAGGTGGTGTGCAGAATGGGACGAAAGAGTGTTGCTGTGCTGCCGCAGACGCAGGCGATTTTAGAACAGCTGGGAGAACAGATCAAACTTGCCAGATTACGGCGGCATCTGACTGCCGAATTGGTTGCGGAAAGAGCCGGTGTGAGCCGAGCCACAGTGTGGAATGTGGAGAAAGGAAACCCCTCTGTCGCGATTGGGATCTATGCCGCAGTCCTGCACGCACTGAACAATATGGATAAAGACCTCCTGCTCGTTGCAAAGGATGACGAGTTGGGGCGTAAACTCCAAGACCTTGAACTTACCACGCGCAAGAGAGCACCACGAAACGGAGGTGATTGACCGTGGCGTCAAACCAAAAAGTAGTTTATGTCTATGAGAGCTTCAGATCTACAACGCCAAACTTCCTGGGGACGCTCTTCGTGGAGAATGTCCGCGGCCGGGAGAGCTACTCCTTTGAGTATGATGCTGACTGGTTAAAAAGCAGCGCAAACTACATGTATCTCGACCCGGATCTTCAACTGTACGCCGGACGTCAGTATCCCACCGGTGCAAAAAATGTGTTCGGTCTTTTCGCCGACTCCTCCCCCGACCGCTGGGGCCGCCTGCTGATGACGCGCAGAGAAAGAATATTGGCGGAGCAGGAAGGCCGGAAGCCTCGAAAGCTCTTAGACAGCGACTTCCTGCTGGGCGTCTACGACGAGACTCGGATGGGCGCGATCCGCTTCAAGCTGGACAAAGACGGCCCGTTCCTTTCGGATGATTCAAAAACCCCGACGCCTCCCTGGACCAGCTTGCGAACGCTGGAGGAAGCCTCCCGTCAATTCGAAAACGATGAGTCCGGTCTCGAGCAGAAATGGATCGATCAACTCATCAAGCCCGGTTCCTCGCTGGGTGGCGCTCGTCCGAAGGCCACCGTTCTGGACACAAGCGGAAATCTGTGGATCGCCAAGTTTCCGTCCAAGCACGACGATGTTAATGTGGGCGCATGGGAAAAGGTCACCCATGACCTTGCAAGACTTTGCGGCTTGGATGTTCCCGAGTCCATGCTGATCGACTTCTCCAAGTACGGAAGCACTTTCCTTGTACGACGGTTTGACCGGAATGGTGCTGCGCGAATTCATTTCGCGTCCGCCATGACAATGCTTGGAAAAACAGACGGGGCTTCGGCGGCGGACGGTTCCAGTTATCTCGAACTGGTGTCCTTTATCAAGGCCAACGGTGCCGCTCCCAAGAGAGATCTGACGGAGCTATGGAAGCGGATCGTGTTCAATATGGCTGTTTCCAATACGGATGACCACATGAGAAATCATGGCTTTATCCTCAAGGCGGATGGCTGGCATCTCTCACCCTTGTACGATGTAAACCCCGTCCCAGAGGGTGACGAGCTGTCCCTCTGCGTAAACGAGGACGATGCGACGATCTCCCTCGACCTTGCGCTGGAGATTGCACCGTATTGTGAGATCAGCACCAAGGACGCAACTGCTATGGCGGCGGATGTCCTGAAAACCGTCCGAGAAAACTGGAATCGTCTGGCAGCGGAATGCGGATTAAGCCGGAGCGCACAGGAATATATGCGACCGGCCTTCTCGCTGGCGCTTGAATAGCACAGCCTGATTCACCATCGGATCTCCCTTCGAGCAAGGGGGATCTTTTTTTGCCAGTCACAAGCCAAAGAGCATTCCGCGCGTGCTATTCCTCAAGGACAGGATCATCTGTAAGCGGTTCTTCATTTTCCTCTACGAAATCATCTTCTACCGCAACCTTCCCAGAATGCAGCTTCGTCATTCGTAAGGTGTACTTGCATTTTCGGTTATATGCAACAAGCATAGCTTCGGCATAGCCGAGAGAGCCTGCACCGCGCTCTTTAGCAATACGAGAAAGCTGACGAACAGACATGAAGCCGACCTTTTCCTTAAAGGTTTCATCACGAAGCTGATCGCCAAATGCCACGACCATCTTTGCAACGCCAGCCAATACATTTGCACCGAGAGAGTCGATATCTCCCTCCCATGTACCAACGCAGAGCCGCAAAGTTCGGTCAAGCACATGGTAACCATATTTGGTGTAGATCCGCTCCAGCGTAGCAACCGCACAGATCATGCCATATGCTTTGGTCGGCCCGATAGAAAGAGAATAGGATTCTACCAGCCGCTTAATAACGAGCTGCTGTTCATTTCCCGCTTCGATATTTGCCATGAATATCTCGTAAGGCTTCAGCGGCCGCACATGCTTCATCTGATTTGCAAAAATGTCCGCTTCGTTCTTGTAATCTAAGCTGTCATAAATCATGCACCAAACAGGAGTCTCCCGCGAACCGGATACAGTAGCAACGATCTCTATGGTGTGCTGACCATTAAAGACATAGTTGACACCATCACGGCGGCTCACCTTTACTGGGTTGATTTGGTTCAGGTCGAAATCCTCGATGGCTTTTTCAACCTGAGCCTGAGACAATGGCCGCTGGTATTCCTGATTAGATACGAGATTTTTGATCGGGATCTGCTCGAAGTGGACATTCGGAACAAATCTGCTGAAGTCTTGCATTAGTCTACCTCCCTGATATCTGAGAGCATCTCGGACACCTTCTCCTGTAGTGATAGCAGTGCTTCCTCGAGTTTGCTTTTTGCGCCCGTGGATGCAGCATTCATGTCCGCATTGTTTCTGGCTCTTTCAATGGAACTGACCCACGACGGAACTGTAAGAGTCAAACCGGCGATTTCAGCATCTGGATCGTGCATAGGTGTAATTTTGATAAGTGGTAAAGTCTCCTGCATAGGTTCGACTGGCTCCTCGTCTGTATCAGCAAATTCTTTTCGCGTATCACTATAACTGGTGAAGGGGTGTTGCAGGTCCTCAGGTTTTGACCCAATTCGCCTGATCTCTTCCGGCGGCATTTTTGAAAGGGCCACAAGGTTCTCGTGAGATATTTTGAAAGTGCCAGAAAGCACTTTGCCAGGAAGTTCGGGGTCTGCCTGTCCAACAACGTCTAATGCCTTACTGAAGATCGCATACTTCTGCACAGATCCAGTAGATACATTGTATTGAGCGCTGAACTTCTGGGCTGTGCGCCGAAAAGTATCGCCTCGCTCACCCTTGCTTCTCCGCTTATACTGGTTGAACCCATTGATGTTGGGCGGATGCTTACGCGCTACTTTCTCAAGTTCATACTGCTTTCCAATGAGATATCGTCTGGTTTCCTCCGTGATATTTCGGCGGCCGAGCTGATTGCTGCAGATCCAGACAATCGCTTGCTCTCGGTTCTCAAATGGCACCTCTCGTATAGCATAGGGAATGTGAAGTCGATTGCATATCTCGTAACGGTTATGACCATCAACAATGATGTTATTCCATGTGATGATCGGCTCTCTGCAGCCGTCTACTGTAAGATTTACTTCGAGTTGAAGATACTCATCTTTCCGTAAAGGTCGAATGAGCGTCTTAAATTCCGGGTCGATCTCCAACACCGCAAATCCTTTATCCATCGCTGGGAGGTCTCCTCTCATTTTTCTTTAAGGTTTTCATGGAGAAATAGGCTACTCTGTTTGCAACATCCACCTCTCCGCTCATACGATAACTGTATTGGAAGTCGAGAGTACCGATCATGTTGACCAAAGCACACAGGAGTGTATTACTGTAGAACTCAATAGAATAATGGCGTGATGTTTGAACCAACTTCACTCGGTTGGAGGTGCCACCAGCGAGGGGCCGATCTGAGCCAAGTACAGCAATGAACATTTCTTCTGGATTGACCAGAAATTGAACATATTGCGGATTCCCCATTTTGTTCAGGGTGGACTTATGTATGCGAAAGCGATTCCACTTTAAGTCAATGGTCATGATCGCGCTGTTATCCGTACTACCCATTTACACTCCCCTCCTGCACAGGTACCTCTGGTTGATATGCGGTATGGACTGATGTGACATTTTCCACGGATGCCGTGGAGGATACAGAGCTATCCTTGATTCCATAAATCGCGTATCCGTCAAAGATATTGATCTGCAGAGATTTCTGGTGTTCACGATAGGGCAAACCGAACTGATCCTTCCAACCGGCTGGGAATACAGGTGTACGCGCAGTCTTGGGCTTGCCTCCGTCTTTTGCAATACGCTGATAAATCTCGGAGGCGTTCAAGTCGAATACAATCAGATACTCATCATTAGCATGGATGACCTTGCCAATCAGCTTGTACCTGTAATCAATATTCCAGTCCATCAGCTCAAAGAGCTTTGCAAAGAAGAACTTACCCGTCACCTGACGGGGCCTCCTCTTCCCACCAGATGTGTTGCACCACGCGAATGCGTCTCGCTCTGACTCGGCGCAAGGGCGTAGCGCAAGAATGTGCGACTCTCGATTGATCAAGAGTTGGACACAGTCTGCATGGGGAAACTTGTTCAAGCAAGCAGTATTGACATAAACTCTGTAATTGTTGAAGGTGATAGACGGCTCGAAAGTATGAGCGAAGAACTCCCTACGAACCACCTGATACCCATCAAAATCGAAGTCGTCACTAAGTTCGATCACATCGCCTGGTGCCGATGCGTCGATTGTCATTGGCGTGTCCGCATCCTCCTTAAAGGTAATGGTAGTTTCATCATCGACATTGCCGAATTGAGTATTCTGCAGCATCGGTGAGATGAAAGAAACCTGATTCTCTACTTCCATTCTGCTCTCCTTTCATTTGTCTCTGACAAGATCCAGCGCATCTCCAATCTGGCGTAGGCTCATGCTGAGATAGCGACAAAGCCGTCTGAGCTGTTCCGTGTTATACTCTGCCATGATCACATCCTGCTCGGCTTCGGACAAATCAGAAAAGCATCTGTTGACATGTATACCATCACGAACCACGCGGTAGTACACTCCATCAAGATTCCGAAAGATTGGAATATCGTTTTTTTCAGGCATTAAAATCCACCTCTTCCATCTGCTTTATGGGGGCTAATTGCTCTGCTATGAATCGCTGCATTTCATCAAACTTGGTGACTTGAAGCTTCTCACCGGTTTCAAAGAGTTGGCCCTCCAGCCAAAGCGTCCATGCATCTTCACTTTGTAATTCTGGTGAAGATGAGGTAAGTCTGTGAGAATAAAAGTCACTCCCAAACCTGTCTGCCAGTTTCTTCGGAACTGCCCGAACACGCTTTCCTGATACGGAAAGAGGAGAAAGCTCACCATTGCCGCTGATGGTAGAATCTGTCCCCGTCATGAGATAGGACTGGATAAAAATCTCGGGTTCACTCAAATCAAATAGGAACACCGAATCCCCTTCGTTTTGGAGGAGTCTACCATAGGCCCTGAACTTAAAATCGGTTTCCCAATCGAGCAGTTCGAATAGGGTTCCACCAAATGCGGTACATGGTATCTCTTTGGCATAGTATTTTCCATCGTCAGGTCTTGACCACTGTACGCACTGGCGAGAATCCTTAGAGGCGCGACGAACAGCGAGCTTCCGCAATCCCGGATGGATCAGCAGTTCAACTTTGTTGTCCTTCCCGAACTGCCTGACGCAATCTGTGCTGAACTTGATTTGTTTGCTCTGAAATAAGACATACGGTCTTTTGTTCGCATCAAAGAGAGATGAATTCGTAACTTCAAAGCCGCGCAAATCAAAATCTCCAGCTGCCACCTCGAATGTGGCGTCACCCTCCGCAGGCTGGCCGTAATATGTATCGTCCGTGTAGACACTCATAGAAGCCTGTAAATAATCGGCTGCCTTGAAACCTGCCCACTTAGGGCTAATCGTGACAAATCCTTTCAGAACGCCAGATCCAATCACTCGAAGCTCCGGCAGAATAGACTTTCCGCCGTATTTCGCATTATTGATCATGTGCTGGACGGCTATATAATCGTCCCGCGACACGATTGCCTCGTGTTCTCCTTTATACAGGCTCTGCTGCCGTTCTCCTCTGTTTTTCTTGGACTTATGACTAATCACATCAGGCGTGAATGTCTTTCTTGTGAGAACATCACCACAATGCCGCTCATTCCTCAAGACCTGAATTACGGTGCCGGAAGTCCACTTGGAATTACCAAGGAATGTCCTCTTACCAAGTGCCTCGAGGGTTTTTGCAATATGCGATGAAGAATATCCGGACAGATACATGTAGAATATGAGCTTCACGGTCGGCGCTTCGTCCGGATTGATCACCAACTTGCCGTCAGCATCATGGGAATAGCCCAACAGCTTGGGTGTCAGAGGAAGTCCTCCATTCAACCGCTGAGCAAGCGAAACTTCCATACTGCGGCTTCGAATGCGGGACTCGTTTTCCGCGATGGAAGCCAAAAAAGACAGCGGCATGTTTGTATCCTCGTTCAACGAGAAGATGCATTCACTCTCAAAGAAAACGCCCACTGGATTGCGAAGTTCCGCAAGATTACGCACCATGGTAATGCAGTCGACCGTATTTCTGGCAAGACGCGAAACCGATTTGGTAATAATCAAGTCGATTTTTCCGGCTCTGCTGTCAGTGAGCATTTGGTTTAGCTCAACGCGGTGTTTTGTCGAAGTGCCCGAGATTCCTTTATCGGCGTAGATCTTTACAAGCTTCCAATTGGGATGCTTCAAGACGAACTCTTCATAATAGTTCTTCTGAAGTTCATAGGAAGTTTCCTGACCGAGATTATCAGTTGAAACTCGGACGTAGACCGCAACACGCTGATGAATATCGGCATCGTAGAAATCGACCTGCTTCTTTGCCGGATAGATGACATCTGGCTCTCTCCGATTCGAGTATCGCTTATGTACTTTCTCGCGTTCTGCTTGGTCGGCTGCTTTCTTTGCTGATTTACTCATGGAGAGCACCTCTCATATCCAGCTCGTCATCAGGCAGGATCTTCCAGTCAGGGGTTGGGAGAAAACAAGGCTCTCGAAGATCGTCGCGATAATACGATGCCAAAGTGTATAGATCTTCTGATATGAAGTAGATGCCAACAGGAGGCTTGCGAGCAGCGAGCATTCTTGCGCAAATCGTCATTTCTTGGGCATCTCTGGACACATTGCTGACCTTCTGTGTGATTATGAGATCGACTTTCCCAGCATCGCAGTCAGACAGAAGTTCAGACCATGCTGTAGAGTTCTCCATATACGGAGCGGTCGATCCATTGTCAATATAGAAACCTACAAACTCCCACATAGGATACTGAGCCAGCGTAGCACGAAAAACCTCTTTGTTGCGTTCGAGATATTCCTCGTTTCTATATTTCGTCTGGTTGAAAAAGCGGATATACACTGCAACCTTGAACGGAATCTTGGGGTTAGGTACTTCATGGCGGATAGTTTTCAACCACTGCCTGTGTTGTGCCACAAGGGGTGATACCATGTTTTCTCCCAGGCGCAGGTCAAAGGAGGGATACTCAGTTTCTTCGAGTCCTTGTTCAGTACCTAAAGGCAGTAGTTTCGTGTTTTCCATGTTTTCCTCCGACATTTGGGCAAGCCCTTTTGGGTGAATTATAGGGAAAATGCTTAAAAATAAGAAGATACCATAGGTCAGCATCTTGACCTATGGTATGGAAATGGCAAAAAAATTATCGAATTGGTCACCCAATCCGATAATTAATCATTATTCTGCTTCTTATGCATGGAGGCTTTGACCTCTCGGACAATCTTTAAGATGGTTTCCATCTCACTGGCCGAGCAGTCTTCAAGGAGCTCCGCAAACTCACCTTGATAGATTGCTTTGACCTCCGGTACATCTGGGCGGAGCAAATAGTCTGCAGATACCTGAAGGGCTTCCGCCACTTTGACGAAAGTCTCAAGTTGCATCCCCGTTTTTCCTCGTTCGATGTTGCTAATCAGCGGCAGTGAAACAGAAGCTTCGACTGCCAAATCCGCTTGGCTCATGCCTCTGCTGATTCGAACAGCTTTGATGCGTGAGCCGATCTGGTTCAAATCTTGTTGTTCATACATGACCAGCTCACCTCCCCTTCGCCGGATATAAGCTAACAACTATAATTTAAGTTAGTATATAATATGCGAAGGTCAAGTTTATATAATCGTACCGTTATAAAATAGTGGTTTAAATATAATTGAGTTGCCAAAATTTTTAAGGAGGTTTCTCTATGCAACTCAATTACTATGTCCTTGGTCAAAGAATCCAGAAAATCAGGAAGAACAAGCGGATCTCCCAAGCGGTGCTGTCCACCATGATCAACAAGTCCGCTGGATACATCAGCTATCTCGAGTGCGGTACAAAGGTTATGAGTCTCGAAACTTTTGTTGGCATCGCCAATGCGCTGGAGGTGTCGACTGATACGCTCCTGAACAGGCAGCTCACGGGTGCGACTGAGATGTCTAATGCCGAGGCGCAGAAAATCTTCGCCAACTGCACCCCGTATGAAACCTATGTCCTGTTGGATGTGCTGAAAACAACCAAGAACGCTCTACGCTCGCACCACCATCTCCTCAAGGATGAGTGGTAATCATTTTATCAACTGAATATCAAATAGCAACAGACCACAGGTTAAGAGATTGACCTGTGGTCTGTTGCGTGCAAAAAACGATTATGTTTTCGCCCAAAACGATTATGATTTGGGCTTTTGCGAGATTTTCCATTCTATTGATGCTATAATCCGGTCAAGCCAGAAAGGATGAGGATGAATGATCTATTACACCGGCGATATTCACGGCAGTGCGAAAGGAATCGTTGCTTTTGCCCAACACTATGAGCTCACAGAATCGGACATCATCGTCATCCTTGGTGATGTCGGAGCGAACTATTACGGCAACAGGCGGGATCGGTATTGCAAAGATGCGCTTGCCAGAATAAAGCCCACCGTCTTCTGTATTCACGGAAACCATGAACGGCGTCCAGACACTCTCGCGGGCTATAAGCAGAAAGAATGGAATGGTGGCCTTGTGTGGTACGAGGATGAGTATCCGAACTTACTCTTCGCCAGGGACGGAGACATCTTCACTATGGAAGGAACCCGGCATCTGGTCATCGGTGGCGCTTATAGCGTAGACAAATACTACCGACTGGAAAACGATCTGCTGTGGTTTGCTGATGAACAGCCCTCGGCAGAAATCAAGACATATGTGGAAGATCAAATCACGAAAAACAGAATTGACATTGTTCTCTCTCATACCTGCCCCTATAAGTACGAACCGCGGGATGCGTTTTTACCCATGATCGATCAGAGCACGGTTGATGACAGCACAGAGCGATGGCTTGATGGGATAGAAGAAACAGTAGATTATAAGGCATGGCTTTGCGGACACTGGCACATAGAGAAGCTAATCGACAAACTACGCTTCCTGTTCCACGATGTCGTGTCACTGGAAATGATAAAGCGGGGTTTCAAATGAGTCGTTTCAAGAGCAATCTCTACACTGTTGAGCGCCGAGTATGGAGAAACCACAAGCTGTGCTGGATTCAGAACGATGACTTCACTCTCTTTTCAGGACATCACAAAACGAAAATCAAAGAGGAAGATCTCCCGGAATGGTATGTCTTTGGCAGATACTATAAGCTGTGGGGCTTTCTCTCCACAAAAGGTATTACCGACTTGCAGTACATCCCGAACCTGTGGATCAATCACTTCCTAAAAGATGACTGTCTTCTGATCTCCTATGGCGGTAAAATTGAGGAGCATCCAGACAGCACTGATTTTGAAAAATACAGCGGCGTTGATGAGCGTGTGTGGGGCAACGAGATCCTCGATGTGCTGAAAGGCGCCAGGATGTTCTCGGAATATGATATCGCCCCTATCATGGAACAGATCCGTGAGAAGCAGCACATTCTCATTGAGAACTACCCGGACGAGTTCGGGCCCCACAAGTGGAGTTTTGATCTCGATGAATGGATGGCAGAAGAGTACCACTCAGGTCGCCCAACCTATTACAGCAAAGCCATCACAGAAAAGAGAGAAGCAGAGCTGCGAGAACTATATGACAAAAGAGAACAGACAAATGGATGAATGCCAACACGCAATGGAGGAACTCCGCAATATAGTCGAGGGGATCAGCAACCTGCGAGACACAGCATACGCGCACTACTCTTTATTGGTCGAGCGGGTGCTGAAGGATCAAATCACCGACGAGCAGCAGTTAGAACAAATCATGGATGGCCTCTGCGATTTCTGCGATGAGATCCGCTTCATCGATCTTTATCGAAGCCTCTGCCGACATATTTACTACCAGTATCCGCAGCTCGTGGGAGAGCATGTGGCTCTTTTCCGTGCGCTGTTTGAGGGACCCGATGAGAACTGATTTGAGAGAAGATGTATGGAGGTAACCTTCAGTGAAGGTGGCAGATACAAGTTTGCCTGCTACCGCCTCACATATGAAGAAAGCAAGTCTCCAGATAGGATTGCAAAGATCAAAGCCGATCTTGCCTCAAAAGGGAAAGATGGGTATTCCATTGCAATCACTTATGACGCATCTCCCACCCCACCAACGTGGGACACATTCGCCAATTCCTTATTATGTCTGGACAGAAGACTTGAGATGTGGAAGCTAATGCAAGAGAGTTGGCTACATCACAAAGCGGTCGAAGCGCAGAAAGGAGTGAGTAAGATGAGCACATCATATTTCATTTTTACGGAGGTTCTGGCAAATGATCAGTGGCATTGTATCAACCCCCAAGTGATGAAGTTGCTGCCTATCGAACATCTCATTCTTGTTCCAACGCTTCGCTCGGACAGTAGGTATCAGTTTGAAAAAGCATACCGGCAGCTTGAGTGCGATGGACACCCGTTCACAGTAGAAGAAATGTCAAGAAATCTACAGGCAGCGGTGAACGACTGGCTTACCCCAGAGGACAGTGTCCGAATTGCCGTTTGCTACGATGACATCTTGAAGCTACTGAACACTTCCGGCAAAGAACATTCTGCATTTGCTCTTCGATCTGAAGTAGCTGCCTTTCAGAATGATGAATCCGATAATATTTTGGACTTCGTCTCAGTAGACGAATATCGGAAGATGGAGGATGAACTCAAGAAGGCTTATCAGTATTTCGAATGGAATGACCGCTCCGGTGCGTATCGCTATTATGAGGAAATCCAAAAGAAGGTCGCCGCACAGGTCAAGGATTGGAAAGCGATAAACCCTTGGGCAGAAATCACCTCTGTCCGAATAATGCTTTTTTCAACCTAAAGGAAAACACACAGGAGGGTTTCAGATGCAATCGAATAAAGAATCGAACCAAAAGCTGATTGAGCGATTTCCGTTTCTTATGCCCCGTAACCGCTGGACAGGAAAAGTTCCAGAGGATTACGACTATTCCTATACGGAACTGGATTCCATGCCTGACGGCTGGCGTAAGGCTTTTGGGGAGCAAATGTGTGAAGATATCCGTGAGGAACTAGTGCATGCCGAGTACCTCGACCAATACCGCATTACCCAGATCAAGGAGAAATATGGAACGCTCTGTTGGTATGACTTTGGCTGTACAGAGCGGATGCTTCGTGACATCATCCCCAAATACGAACACCTATCTGCGAGAACTTGCATCAGATGTGGGAACCCTGCAACAAAGGTTTCTACTGGCTGGATCAGTCCATACTGTGACACTTGTGCTGGCAAAATCAGTCATGCCGAGAGATTTATTTCCATTGGGGAATGGCTTGATAGAAGCAGCAGTGAAGTAACATCGAAAAGGAGCCTAAATGAAAAAGATACCCACTCTCTTTGAACGAGAATTTGAAAACCATCGAATTGTCCGGATACTGCCAAATATCAGCCCTGACCTTGCTTGGGTCATGGCCGGCGACGGCGTAGCTACCATCAAATGGGACGGTGCCTGCTGTGCAGTCATCAATGGTGTTTTCTACAAAAGATACGATGCAAAACATGGAAAGCCCGTCCCGTCTAACGCAATCAAGTGTCAGGAGAACGCAGACCCTGTCACTGGCCACTTGCCTTGTTGGGTACCTTGTGACCGAACTGCAACCAGCGATAAATGGTTCTGGGATGCGTATGACAGAATGGGAATTGTACCGGATGGAACATATGAGGCCATCGGCCCGCATTTCAGATCTAATCCCCACAACCTTGATACCGATATTCTCAAGCCCCACGGGAAAGACATTGTCGAACTGGATCGGAGCTTCGAGGGCATCCGCACTTATCTGGAAACCCATGTGATTGAGGGGATTGTCTTCTGGAAAGATGGACAGCCTTGGTGCAAAATCAAGCGCACGGATTTCGGACTCCCGTGGGGGAGATAGTCACACGAAGGGGAAATTGAAAGGTGTCGCCATGAGCGCAAAAGAGAACCCAACATATTACCGTCTGGAATTAGATGACTGTTCTGCTGCCGCTTTTACCAGTTTCGGAAAACACTATTACGGCACGATGGAAGACCTTCGTTGCTTCTTTAGAGAACTCACCATTGATGTGAATTTAAAGAAGCAATTCAGGGATTTGATATCTGCATTCCAGTCCTTCGAAGAAGGGCGGCAAAACATCAACCACTACATTGCTTACAGGAAGGTGCCGTTCCTCGTTCCCGCACATCTGCTCCACAAGGAAACTGTCATCTTGGAGAATTACGAATGGGAACACACTAACACATGGGGCTTACCCTACTATATGCGCTGTGACAAAGTCGAATCGGAACATCTCTGGTTTGCTTGTGACGGAGAATACTGCCGCACAGTCAAAGCTGTGTTTTCAAAATTGCAGTATGCTGGGGATGTCGGTCAGTGGAAGCATGTGGGAACAATGCTTTGGGGATTTCCGTGCATTCTCGCTGGGAACCAATTTGGCTTCCGGAATCGGTTAGCGGAATCGGAGAAGCAATTTAAGACCATGGAGGAAGTCCAGCAGGATTGGGAGGTGTTTCTCAAAAGCCCAGATCCTGACTATTCGGAGTTTTGCAATGACATCTTTGGTGATGGCTGACACCATAGGGGGATTCCATGAAAGAGAAATATCAAATCAGATCTCAAGGAAGCAACCTGACAAAGTATCTAGCAGAACAAGAATCGATGAACACTGGCAGGTCTTTCTTCGGCTGTGTCTTCCACTTTTTTGACACTTCATATCATCCAACCACAAAGGACGAGATCATAATAAACTCACAGAAAAAGAGATTTATATCTTCATACCTAGAAAGCAAAGGCCAAACGGAGGTATGCAGCATGGGCAAATGGCTTGGCTACATGGTGGAACTGTACCACGATGGTCAATGGTACAACATCGACCAGTGGCATCGACACGCAAATGGACAACTCAGACACCACTTTCTGTATACTGCGCCGGAACGAGATATTCTCTCTAGTGCACATGATGAGCTGGCTCTTAGTAGAGAGAGAATCTGCTTTTCTGACCTGGCAGCAGAAACCCAGGATATCATCTGTGCAGAAAATCCAGCTTTCGAACGCAGTACATTCGACTCGTGGGATTTCTTCATTTGGGGCAGCTTCTCTGATTTAGAGGCACTGCTGCAAAAGCTCGCTGCAAAAGAAAACGATAAATGCGTCTCAAAAAACTTACTCAAGTCGCTGGACTTTAAGATCCAAGATCAAGTCCTGATTTTCCTACAGACCATCCCATATCCCACAGCTGACTGGCCACCGGAAATGCCAATCAGGATTATTATCTGTGAATTATGATTTTTTGATAGCTATTCGCTCTGAAATATGGTAATTGTTCGTGTTACAAAGAAGGAGGTGGAACACCATGATTTATGTAATGTCTGATATCCATGGACAAAAGCGGCGCTTTGATTCCGTCATGAAGCAAATCAACCTGCAGCCGGATGATACTCTTTATATCCTTGGAGATGTGATAGACAGAAACCCAGATGGCATCAAAATCCTTCGTCAGATCATGGCGATGCCAAATGCCAAGATGCTTCTGGGTAACCACGAATTAATGATGATGAATGCTCTCTACTACCCTCCCCCAGAAGATGAGGAGTGGCCCGACCTCTACTACGGACCCAAGCTGTCTCTGTGGTATAGAAATGGTGGCCAGATAACGCATAATTATCTGAAGCACATAAAGAAAACCATTCGTCAGGAGATATTCGAGTATCTGGAGAAGTTGCCTTTAAACATAGAACTTACTCTGAATAATAGGCAGTTCATTCTGACCCACGCAGCGCCTGTCGAGCTTTATGAAACCTACGGCCATAAATATGAGTGTGAGCGAGACTTTGCCGTCTGGATGCGATTTGACAGTTTTCCTGTTCTGGAGGACTGTACAGTCATCTTCGGACACACGCCAACTATCCGTTTCCAGTATGATAACCCAATGGCAATATGGGATGCAAAGAGCTGGATCGGAATCGACTGCGGCTGTATGCTCCCTGAAAAGGGTGACCCTTGGTCAGGAGCACTTGGAAGACTGTCGTGTCTCCGATTGGATGATATGCAGGTCTTTTACTCCGAGGAACCTCAATACGACAATCTTAAAGAATCGGAGGAACAGCATTATGGATGATGGCAAAGTTCCGATTACCATAGAAATCGATGCAGAACTGCTGGCGCAGGTAACCGAGGTGCTAAAGCCTTATGGCCTCACGCCGGAAGAAGCCGCGGTGCAGTTCTTTGAATACTGTGCCGATCCAAAGACACAAGGCCATGCGATTGAACTTCTCAAAATATGGAAAGAAGAACAAGAACTTTTGGAGAGGAATGGTGCCAATGCTAAGTAGAGAAGGATTCTGCAAAGCGCTCCGGATGATAAGAGATCAAGAGTCCATTGATGAGCAGTTTAGCAAAGCACTCAATCTGGTTGGCGATGGTCACTTTGTATTCGGTACCGAAAACAAGTATCTTCTGGCTCTTAGAGATGTTTTGAAAGAAGCGGTCAATGACCAATACGACTACATCGATTGGTGGCTGTATGAAGCAGCCGATGACTTTGAGGTATGGGAAACGGATTGCACCATGAAGTATTGTCTGAAAGAGCCTGAAGCGCTGTATGATTTTATAACCGGTACGCTAAAGCCTGTCCCTGTATCTTCCGGAGAAAGCACATCACAGCAGGAATAAGGGGATGTCAAAATGAAAAGACTGCCGCCACTATCCGAAATGGAACGCATCGAGCAAACACTGCTCGTCGAAAAACTGGATGAAATTCTGGAACGCATTGACAACGAGGACATCGGCTTCGTAATAACAGAAAACGGTCTGCCAGATATGGTCCTTATACCATTCCGCTGGTTTGCCGAGAACTTTCCGGATGAAGTGCCTGATGGCCTATAAACGACCGATTTCAAATCGAGATAGATTCCACCGCTGAGGAGCCGAGAAAAGATGGATGAGAAGTTTAACAGAATGCCCGTCAGCGTCATCCATTTTGACAAGGATGGCACAGTCACAGATGTGGAGGATTACAACCTCGATAAAGTCGAACCTGACTTGTGGTCGCTCAAAGGTCTGGCTGCATCACTGCTCCCTGCCATTCGAGAGTTCTATACGCACGAAGAAAATGTTCAAGCATTTGAGGCGTGGCTGAAAGAGCAGGAGAATAATCCTCAAAAACACAGCAAGCGGAAATAAGCGCAAAGACGGAAATCGGAGATGAGAGGCTGTATCTATTTTGGTCACTCTTAAAAATCCCTCGATTCTTCTCTATCACGGAAAATTGTAAGCAAAAAATATGGCTGAAACAGCTCAAAGCCGCTTCAGCTCTCGATTTTTCCTATTTTCAGCATGCATCTAAATTGGTCACGCATCACACTGAGAAGTCTGAAACCGTAAGGTTTCGGACTTCTTTTTTCTGTTTGACCCTTTATCTGACCCTTTAACCGTTTTGCAGCTTCTTCCCACAGATGGCGTGCTGCATATAGGCTTCCATTCGATTTGCACTGTCCTGTTTCAGCACCAGTGAAAAAAGGGCAAGGGAAAAGTTCCTCAACGCTTTTCCCTTGCCCTTTTGCATCTGTCATGGTATACAGCTTAGCACCGGTTATTTGAGTGGCTCCTCGCCGCGGTGCAGATCATTCCAATCGCTGACGAATTCTTCGGGGGTCCAGTCGATATCGTCATTTCCGGGGTGCGTGATGAGGCCGTCGGCTGCGGCGGCGATGGCGGCGGCTTCGCTACGGGGAAGGGAAGAGAGATACCTGACGCGGATGTCGCTGACGAAATCCCAGTAGGCGGCGCGGGCAAAGGCGTCGATATTCGCGGCTTTGATGCCGAGAAGGCCGACGAGAGGCTCCTGCTCGTGGGCGTCGTACCGGTCCTGAATCGTCTCGAAAATATCGTCCGCGTCGCCGCCGTACTTGGTCAGAAGAGAAATGAGGTTCGTTTCGGGAAAAAGCTCCTGAAAGCGCGCGGAAACGGAAGTGGTAGCCAT